AGCAAGTGTGGCCTCGTGTATTTCCACTGCTCGTTGTCCACCTCCATCACAGGCTGACATAGACGCAGCACGCGACATGTTCGCCAGTATAGTGGATGTGGAAGAGGTTCCAGACGTTCCCGTGCCAAGTCCGGCCGTTTCCCATGCAGTGGTTGCGCCAGCTACAACTAAAGCTGACAATAATATCGCTGCGGTTGGGGGGCATGACTTGCCATTGGATGGGCCACATTTTGTCGACATGTCTTGTTGGCGAAGTGTGACGCCCAACGTCGTTGCCCTGGCTGACGCTGAGCCTAACTTTGAAATTGGGCACCACAGGCAATTGGTTTCAGCATCAATTGCCAAACGCAATCGGATTTTGTCTCGTTGCGTTGTTGGTGGGGTGCTAATATCCCTGTTGTTAGCACTCTCTAGAGCATGCTTTGTGCCTTTGCCCTCTTTCTTTGCTTGGTGCATCATGGTTTCTGGTAGCGCCATGGTTTTGACTATGGTGCTGATTGAGTATTGTGAGTGGTCCGATCTGGTATTTTCTCGGACCAAAGCCTGGTTTAGTCGCTACGCCGGGAAAGGGGATGCCTCAGCACTCCCAAAAGATATACCAGTCCTGGAAGGTCGGGTACTAGAATCGCATGAATGCGTCAAATTATTGACTCCTATGTGCGATGACAAATTTGTCCACAGGTTGACCGTAGTACCCGTTGGGGCAGATGACAGGATCATTGCCGATTTGGGCATTCCTGTTATAGATAGGCCTTATGAATTGGCTTGTATCTCTTTTAGACCTATAAAGCGAATTCATTGGGTTTATGTATTCCTATTTCTGCCCGTTGTCCTCAGTGCCATCTTTACTTTTGTGCTTTTAGACACTGAGGCTGTTAGTGCCACAAATGATTACCTCAACAATAACTGCATGTTTGATCAAGATTTTGAAGTTACTGCAGCGTTTGCTGGGGTGAATGCTAGTGTTCTTGCTTGTGAGCTGCTTAAACACACTGGCATTGACAGACTTGTGTCTGTAGTGGCACTGATGGACGTTCCAGTGGACCGGCTCGGTAAGTTGTCATTGACGTACTGGAAGGTGAT